GAATCATGAGAAATAAACACAACTGCATCAAAAATAATTTTGTTAAATTTTTCCAATACCTTATATTTATATTCTCCTTGATAAAAAGGATCTACAGGTTTAAAATGTTTTATTTTATTGAATCTAGCTTCTTCGTAATATTCTTTTAAAACACCATTTTCAAAAAAAGCAAACGAACAGTCGTGCGAAATATTTACACCTAATGTCTTTCTCATTTATCTTTCTATTATACTAAATCTTTTGCTTTCGTTAGAACTGGTTTATATTTTGTTTTACCCTCTGATTTATACGCCCACAAATAAGATGCTCTCGGTGTTCCATCAATCCAACTCGCATGAATCCACCCTGAGTTAGGCTCACCTGGAGTATAAAATTCAAGAATTAATTGATCTGGCTGAAGATTAGATTTAATCCAATCAAAGAGTTCTGCGTTGTCTGTACCTACAACCTCAAAATCCGCTGCTTCTGCTTTCGCATGCTGGCTGTTAACTGAGCTGCCTATAGCAACACATAATTCCGGAGACCTGAAGCCTGATGTAACTTTCACTCTACCAAAGTGATCACGTACCGGTTGCAAAATATTTTCACAAAGTAATTTTAATTTTTCTATTTGACCTGCACTAGGATTATTGTTGATACCTTTTCTAATAGCGGTATCAGATTTAGTTAGCTCTTGAAGAGTAAAGTTACGACTGAGATTCATTATTGTGCTAAAGGATTGTCACTCTTCGCTTTTAATTCGTCTATTTGATTTTGTAATAATTGTATTTGTTTTTCGTTAACTAAAGTTTTTGTGTGTGAATGCTCTGTGTCGTGTTCGTGTTTACCGACTTCGTGACTGTGTTTTGGCATGTCATGACTGTGTGATAGATCTTGGTTTTCTAAAGCATTAACTTTTTCTTCTAGTACAGCTATCTCTGGTGACCAATCTTTACCACCTGTAGCTGATTCTAATGCATCTAGTTTAGTTATGATCTCACCATACTTTACAAAGCCACCACCGATTGCTGCAATGACACCAAGTAAAGCTGCGACTCCTGCCAATTGATTTTTAATTTTATCCATTTTGTAAAACCTGTAACTCTTTTATCAATTTTTGTCGTTCTTGTAAAATGCTATTAAGTCGTTGATTTTTCTTAGTTATTGGATCATTTTGTTTGTATTCTACCAAATCAACTTTGTAAATTGTACGATCATCCTGAATTTTTATTTGGTCTTCGTATATAATTTTTGGCTCATAAAAAGGAATATTGTATGCGTCCAGAAGATTACCTGAAGACATTACTTTTAGCTTCACTAAGTTTTTCAGCTGTAAGTTTTTATCTATATCTTTAATTTTTTCATCGATCTTTTCTAAAACAGTTTCAAGTCCAACTGTTTTTGTCTCTTTCGATCGTACAGTTTCTTTTTGTTCTTGATTATCCGATTCCTCAGCATCGGTAGATTCAGTAGTATCGCTATTGGATTCCTCTTCGCTAATTTCTTCTTCCTCATTTTGTTCCTGCTCCTCTTTAAATCCTTCTTCTAACAACTGTGATGTTGTTTTCTCTTCTTCAGGTTGCTCTTCTGGCATCTCTGTTACTTCCATGGGTCTTGGTTCTTCTTCCTTTTTATCATCCTCTTCGATAAATTCCATAACCATTTCCATTACAGGTTCTTCTTCTTTTTGTTCTTCTGGTACATCCATAACCATAGGTTCGCTAAAATTTGCTTCCTCTTTAACTTCAGGTTCTTCCAACTTAATCTCTTCTTCCATTTTAAATTCTTCTTCGATTGCAAAACTTGGTTCAGGTAATGCAACAAAGTTGTCTTCAATCTTTGTATCTTCAAATTTAATATTGTCTTCAGGTTTAAAATCATCAAACAATTCTATGATTTCATTTTCTAAACTTGTGTCTAATCGAACTGGATCGGATTCATAGGTAACTGTGAGGCTGGGTTCTTTGAGATCGACGCCATAATGACCCGTAGCATTGCTAGTATCTGAGAAATCGTACCGTACATTGATGTTATAATCGGTTTGATTATTTCTAGATATAGAAAGACTGTCAGACCCAGTGTTGAAAGAACCGCAGTTAATATAGCCACAGCCAGTAGAATTATAAGTTCGTGTTTGTGTTGTTGTTTCACCGTTAGAGTCTATAATAGTTACGGTTGATTGTACAGTTGAATTAAAATTATTCCAATGCCAATACCTGAAACTATGATTAGTAGTAAATCCATCGTTTATTTGCTCTTGTGTAAGGTTTGCATCATTTCTTAAACTTATGTCGTCTGAAGTGATATATTCATCATTGTGAGCAGCAATAACATTAGACCCGTGGCGACCATCAGCGGTCCCAGACCAGGATCCGTTATCAAAGTTTTGATCCAGTAAATTACCTGTTGTAACTTCTTCAGCATTAGTTGTGTTGAATAGTATTAGGCTTAGACTTAGGTAGAATAATAACTTCTTCATCAGCTTCCTCTTTGATCTTTAGATTTTTAATATATTGTTCGTGATCTGGTCTAAGTTTGTCATACTTTTGCCATGCAAGTTTTGCTTGTTTACCTATCTTACCTTCAAATGGACATGGTGTGCCCGCTTGTTCCATAGCTTCAAATACTCTTTCATCTTGACATAGTATAGCTACAGCTGCAACTTTCATACCAAGAGAGTTTAGTTCTCTCGATAGTTTTATTCTTTCACAATTTTTATCTCTGAAAGATTTACCACCTGATACACCTAAACCAAAAGTTTGAATACCTGCACTTGCTCCAGCAAGACAGACATCAGATCCTGCGTTAGTCACCGATGGTGCTGATGCTGTTGGTGGTGCTGATCTAATATTTGATGAAGAATTATTTGTAGTAGTGGTATTGTTTGAGCTACCGCTTTGATAAGTATTTGTAGCTGAACTTGTGTACCCACCTGTAATTGATGTGTTTGATCCGGAAGTATTATTTTGTGTAGTATCAGGATATGCAGGACCTATGAATGCCAATAGACATATCAATATTATCAACAAACCTGTAAAATAATAATTCATCTTGGCTATCTCCATTATACAAACCAACCTTTAATTTTTTTCCATAATTTTTTAAACATGCTTTCACCCATGTGATCTTCATAGTTCTTTACTTCTATGTGGTTACAAACATAACAATCACATGAAGCACATTGTGTTGTGCTCACGTAAAAACCTTGTCCTTTACAGTGGCATCTGTGACCACAATCAATACAAAATATTTTCATTTTTTTTCCTCAATATCATAAAACATTTTATCAGAATCTTCTGTTACCCAGTCACCGCCTTCTGCGTCCCAGTACGTAGTTTGTACTTTGTAATCAGGCCATTCGTTTTCTGTTGTGTAACTATTAATGTGCCAAATGATTCTGTTGTTTGGCTGTGCAGCAAAGTTGCCGTTTTCTAATTGCATTATGTGAGCACACTTGTGCTCTTGCGGAATTTCAGAATGTTCCGTATCTAGTATATTAGTGTCTGGATGCGCCCAGTCAATAGTAAATAAGTATTGACCCTTATAAAATTTTTTATCTCTACCTAGATATTTTCCGTTTACACCATCCAGCCAATCAAAGCAATGAACACTAGGCCAATAACTAAAACTGTTCCACAATTGTAACTCGTCCGTCTGCATATCCGGCACATCGGCTCGGTCATACTGTTTTTGGAAAAACGCTGAGATAGGCAAACGCCAATAGCACGCACCATTGGGTAGCATGACATTAAATAAGAGTGCGCGACCTGAAATGGAACTAAGACCAAAGATAACACAGTCACGATAATCTTTTTTATATTTTTCATCCATGTCATAAAGATATTCTCTCCTTATTTTACAATAAATCGGCGGTATATTAGCATTTAAGTAAGACATAATAAATCATTTTATTTCACCCCAATTAGGGCCAGATTCATAGTCTACCTTGTTTGGTACTTCTAAGTCAACTGCATTTTCCATCACATCTTTTATTCTTTTAGCTTGTTCTTCTGACTCAATAGAAAAATCTAATTCATCATGTATTTGTATATGTGCTACTAAACCTTCTTTATATAATTCTACCATAGCTTTCTTTGTCATATCAGCTGCACTACCTTGAATTAATTTATTTAATGCTTTGTATGTAAAAGCTCTACGTGTAGAATTTTGATGCCAATAGTTTCGTTTAGGTTTACCATCTTTGTCTTTTACAATATTACCTTCAAAGTCTTTTAGATGTGGACCCATCTCTTGTAGTTCTAACATACGTTCATGATCTTCAGGTGGTACGTATGTTCCCCAATCCGCTCCTCGTAATACTGGTTCGTATTTAGGAAACCTACATCTTCTACCAAGTAGAGTTTTGATTTGTCCTCTAGACTCTGCAGCTTTCATAACTTTATTCATTAACTGTTTAACAAAAGGTGCCTCGCTATGATACTTTGTAAATAATTCTTCTGATTTTTCTTTTGACACTCCAAGTTCTCCTTGTAGTTTTGCTTTACCCATACCATAAAACAAACCTAAGTTAATTGTCTTAGCTTGCGATCTTGGAATCTTAGCCATCTCTGCAACAATCTTGTGAAAGTCTGTCGATGGATCGTTTTCGTATGAGTCTGCAATTTGATTTACAGATGGTAAAGAAAATTTTAAAGCATAGTGTGCAACAAGTCTTGGTTCCTGTTGCGAGTAATCAAATGTACCCCATTTCATACCTTCTTCTGGTATAAATAAACTTCTAAGTAAAGGCCCTGTTTCCGGATCCCTGGCTGGTATCTGCTGTAGGTTTGGATTAGAATAACTAAAGCGACCTGTAACCGTGCCACCATCATCAGATCGTATTTGATTTATGTCTGCATGAATTCTACCTTTGTGTTCATGTTTTAAAATGGTATCTATAAATGTAGTTCTAACCTTGTTTATTTTTCTTGCTTCTGCTATCATGTTAACTACAGGATTAGCATGATTAGAAATAAAATTTTTAGTAAATGAAGGAGAGTTTGTCTTTTCAGTTCGGGTATAAGGTAGCTTCAGTTTATCAAAAACTTTGGCAATGCTTGCTGCAGCCCATATCTGAGTATCTACTCCTGTTTCTATTTTCACTTGTTGTAATAGGTTTTCTTCTTTTACTGCCAGTGCTGTTTTCAATTGATTGGCTTTCTCGATATCTACCCGAACACCTAGGTGGCGCATATCGACTAAACAAGGAAACAGATCAGTCTCAAGATTAAATATATCCTGTAAGTTATCTTCTACAATTATTTTTTTTAATTTGTGCCAAAGTTTTAAAGTTAGTTCAGCATCTTTCTCAGCATAGCCACCAACTTCCATTGCAGGCATTCTCCACATATCAGCTTTAGGATCCAACCCTCTTTCTTTTGCTGCTTGATTTAATCTTGCTTCACTCTTTCCTTCACCAAGGTGATGCCAAGACAAAGTATTTAATGTGTATGAGAATCTATTTTCATCAATTAATGATGATGCAATCATAGTATCTATAATTAAACCATTGATTTTTATACCTAAATTACGTATCCAACATACGTCGTACATTGCATTGTGAAAGATTTTTGTAGCTGGTGATTCACAGATATCTTTAAACCATTCAATAGTTTTCTTTCTATCCATGTTAGGTCCTTGTTCATGTGCAATAGGAAAATAATTTTTATAACCATCTACTGCTACAGCAAAACCTACAATCTCACCATTACCTGATATCGCTCCAGAGCCTGTTGATTTTAAATCTGGATCTCTTGTCTCTAAGTCAATTGCAATTTCATCAGCTGATCTTAGATCGGGATATTCTTTTGGAAAAATCCATTCTGTTTGTGGAACAATCACTTTTTCTTTTCCATATCTTTCAGTTTCTTCTTTTCTAATTCACAGTAATGAATTATTTTTTCTAAATCTTCTATGCCGTTTTTATTTTTATAACGACACACATACTTTATAACGTTTCCCTGAAAAAAGGAAAGGTCATTCTTAGAAATAAATTCATATGGTTGAATGTGAAACGATTTATAATGAGATCCTCCGATTTGTTTATCTTGTGGAAATACATCTTTAAATATACTTTTATCTGTCATGTTATTGGGTAGGCCTTTCTTGTTTTGTTTGCTAGTTTAAATGTATAGAGATTGTTTCTTGCACGTGTATAGGCAACATACCAAACTCTATGTTCTTCATCTGCTTTATCATCGCTTCGATTCATCGATTTAATTATCTTGTCACCAAGATCTGTACAGAGAATTAAATTATCTTGTTCACCACCCTTAATAGCGTGGATAGTAGAAACCCATATTCTTGCTTTTGATTCTAAATCTTCTTTGTTTTCAAA